TTATTTATTTTTTATTTGTTTGTGGTTGTGTTGTTGTTAACTATTCTACAATGAGAAGGATTTTTGTCAAGGTTTCTTTTACCTCTTCTGCTGCTTTTTCTTTCCAGACTCGCAAACAATAGTCGCGAATTTCTGGCATTTGAAATTGAGTTTTTAGTGCGAGTTCTTGCTCATTACCAATAATGCAATAAGGAGGTACGTCATAACCAGACATGGCAATGGTGTTTTTACACTCATAATCGAATAGAGTAAGAACGCTATAATTGAGAGCTTCATAGAATCGGTTAGCCAAACAATTATAGTTGACATGGTTAATCTCGTCCTCAATGTAGAGACTAGAGTAGAAAGCAGAGAGTCCTTCTTTTGACCAGTTGATTCGATCAATGAATGGGCCGTTGACCTCAATTGCGTTAAATTTTTCACGGTTTTTTTGGTGTGTTGAAACAGTTACTTTGCCTTTCAAATATTTACGGAATGAGACTTCGCGATTCTTGCGAAAAGAACCATAATAAATGCATCCTTCTTTTGGGGCTGTTGTTTCTTTGGGGTCAAAAACTAGACAGTTCAGATTAACAAAGTGCCAACCGTTCAAATATTTTTCTACGATTTTAGAAATGCTGCCACCATGATTGGCAATAACTTCGTAGCGACGACCTTCTTTCACTCCCATCCACAAAGCTCTTGGTTCGCCAAGGTTGTATTCGTTAGTGATGTAAAAGATTTTTGCTTCTGGACTAGCTTTTAGCCAAGCGTAGTCAACGTAAGAATAGTGACTTGCATGATTAAAAATGATTCGGTCATAGCCACCTTTAATGTTGTCATTGACTGTTGGATAGCTCCAAATGAGGTCAGCCTCATGGCCGCTTTGAATCAAAAAGTCTTTGATCTTTTTGGCATTTAGCCAGTGAAGATTTTGAGGTTCTTTCAACGAACCCTTGTGAGAATCAATAATTAAATATTTCATTGAGGAAAGAATTCAATTGCTAAACGGCCAAGATTATCTTCAAAATGAGCGTAGCCTTCAAAGATGATGCGGTCTTGAATAACAATAGTTTTGTAAAGCTCAAAAGGAAACTCGCCTCGATCTGGAACTTTAACGCTGTGAACTGCCGCAGTTCCGCCAGCGTGTTCAATTGTGCAGTTCTCAAATTCTTTTTCCATCCAATCAAGATGAGCTTGATTGTTTGCGCCAATGATTTTAATTTTACCAGTCATATCTTAGCTTAATAGGTATATTTGAATGTGTCAATGTCTTTTTCAAAGATTTTTTCAACTATCTTTTTTGTATTGGAATTGTAATAGTCTTTGTAATCTGATCTTTTGCTTGCGTTTTCATGTGGAATGTCTGGATTGATGTGTTTGATTTCGCAAAGATCAAGCATTTCTTTAAAATCATTTTTAATATTTTCAAAACGAAGAATAAAATTAGGCTGAAATGCGCCTTCGAACCACTCAACTTGTTGATGAGTAGCAATAAAATCTTTTGTATTATTTGCGTGATTTTCACTCATAATTTCACAAAATTTTTCAAAAGAGAAATCGTTTGATTCGCCATATAAATCGCCAAGTTTATTTTCTTTGGCGAATTGAAACATGGAAACCGTTCGATCAAATGGATTTCTCACAACGGCAAAAGACATGTAATTGCAAACCATGTGACCAAAAATACCAAAAATCTCATGTGGTTTGGCGTGTGTTGGGGAAAACCATTTTTTATATAACTTATTTCTAAATAAAGCGTCACGAAATATTTTTTCATGCTTCTTGATCAGATTAAAATCGCCAAGATGAGAGTAAATTGAAGTGCTTGCGTTTTTAGGAACGCGAATAAAAATCATGCTCCAAATCCATTTATGCTTGCATGGAGAAAATTCCATCATGGCTTCTTCCAAAGAGAATAAGGTAAATGCTCTCTAATGTCTTTGATGGGAATCAGTGAAATCTCATCCTTGCGGCCTTTTCGCTGATAAATGCGATACACTGCCTCACCAGAACTCTCAACCTTATCAGAGAAGTCCACCTTCTTTTCGCAAAAATCTAACAGAGCTTGTCTCCTTACAATTAAGAAATTCTTCTCTTGTTCAAAAGCAATCAAATCAGCACTGCCGCGAAGCCAGCCCTCTTTGCCAGCCACATTCGCGAACTCTACCCATAAATATTTATCGTTTGTATTTGAGTCTGTGCGCTTCACCTTTTTCTGAGCTTTAACATCAAAAGAGACAGTACCGTGTTTTTTGTGGTCTAAATAAACATCAACATGGGAAAGTTGTTGTTTGCGATCTGCTTTTGAGACTTTCCAGCCTCGTTTTTCAGCCATTTCTGAAAAAAGAGTTTCGGCAGAATATCCTGAATCAGAACATTGGCCATTGTAGTCAAACTGATTACGGTATTTCATAATATGCGAAGTCTTCTATGGTTTTAAATTTAAAAAGTTTTTGGGCAATTGCAATGAATTGTCTTTTTTTATGTTTTCTGCGCACGTTTCCAGCTATATATTTTACATTATATTTGGTCTTAATCAACTGAAAAACATCAAAAACAGCTTCGCGAAAAAGTTTCCAATCAAAATTTCTTGAAGCGGCAAAAACAAATTCGCATGTTTGTTCTGGTTTTATAATGTGAGCTATGCTGCTTGGAATTTCCAATGTTTTTAAATCAATATCGAAAGATATGAACCCAAGAAATCTATCATTTTGACAACCAAAGAAGATTTTTGTTTCGTCAGTTAAGTATTGAAAGTGCTTTAAATATTTGCCGTTTTGCTCAGAAAGAGTTTTAGATTTGAAATCTAAAGGCTTGGAACGGTTAAAGAATTCCAAGTAAACAAGCAGCAGTTTTTGCCTTTCGTCCTCACTTCCCAAAAATTCGTGTAATTTATAGTTTGAACTGTTATTATTTTTAGTCATGCCCATTAACAACAAAGTTTCTAAAGACTTACTTGATTTAGAGCCAACAGCCGTTTTAGAGTTTTACAAAATCTATTACGATACGGTTAATGAGCCTGACTCTTTCTTCCCGTTCCATCCATGCTCTAATGGATTACAAGGCAAGATTGTGTTGAATAACATTGCTTATGTGCCTTTGGCAGTTGAAGTTGAGGACTTTGAAACAAATATTTTCAATCGAATCAGTCGTCCAAAGATTAGAATCAGCAATGAACAGTTGGTTATTAGTCAGATTTTGCGCTAAAAAAACGATTTTAAATTTGCAAAACTAGAAAGAATTAAAATCTTTGTTAAATACATTGATGACGTAAATTTACAAGGAGGCATTAATCCTTATGGAGTTGCAGACCCAAATTCTGAAATTTCTCGCGACTCTTATGTAATTTCTCAAAAGACACAAGAAAACAAGTCTCTTGTGGAGTTTGAATTGACTGCTCCATTTGACTTGGAAAACTTTACCATCCCTGGGAGATTGGTGATGGGAAGGTACTGCTATTGGCAGTATCGCGGATTGGGGTGTCACTATTTTGGCGCTCCAGTTTGTCAAGAAGATGACACGCCATTCACTTATGTTCCAACTGGCAGCTTTAACTTTCAAAGCAGTATTAATGAGTGGACCTATAATGTAACCTACAATCCAGGAATGATTGTTTATGTTTCTACTCCGAAAGACCCGTTTAGAACTTGGTATGTTTGCACACAAACACATATAGCAACAGAAAACAACATGCCTGGCCTTGATGATGCTCCTTGGGAAAAAGATGGTTGCTCCAAGTCTATTGGAGCTTGCAAAAAGAGGTTTTATAATTCCACCCTCTCTTATAGCGGTATTTCTGGCTCTCAAACTGTTACTGGCTCTGTTTATAATCCAGTTCCTAGCGCTCAAACAGCTAGTTTAGGCGCATTTTATCTACCATTTGGGGGCTTTCCAGCCACAGACAATTATCAATATGGACAATCCTATCGTCAAAAATAAAAGCTTTAAAAAAGTTCTGGAGTCTGTTCGCGAACACTGCGATAGGTATTTTGCACTAGAATGTTGCGGCTTCGTAGGCAAAAAGGGCAAAGACTATATTGTTCAGTTTGTCAGCAATCGCTCTCCGAAACCAAAAGAGTTTTTTTGTGTTGATCCTTTGGATTATTTAAAATTCAAAAATGAGAATGAATTTATTTCATTAATTCACTCTCATCCTGATGGAAACGAGTCTTTTTCAGAAATGGACATTGCAAATTCAGAAGCCACTTGCTTGCCATCTATTATTTACTCACTCCAAACTAAGAAATTTGCAATTTATGAGCCAAAAGAGCATGAAGTTGATGTAAATACTCTTAATAAGGTAAAAGGCTTCTTATGACAGAAATTCATCTACACGGTATTTTAGGCAAAAAATATGGGCGATTGCATAAATTTGCAATCAAGGAGCCTAGAGATATAGTCCGCGCTTTAGAAGCTAACTATGAAAATTTTTCAAAAGACCTTAAAGACTTATTAAGCAAAAATATTATTTACTCAATTGTTGCTGACGATCAATGGATACAAGGAGATTCTTTTGCAAAAAAAGATAAAGTGAAAAAAATTGATTTTGTTCCAATTATACTTGGAAGCGCATTTCTTGTACCATTTATCCCATATATTGTTGCAGCTTTAATTTCTATAGGCGCTGCGTATTATGCCTATGTCCAAGCTGGTAAACAAAAGTATCCTGAAATTCCTGGAGCAGAAGGTGTTTCATCTGCTAATTCTAAATCATTAGCTTTCTCTAATCGGGAAAATGTTACCGAGCAAGGCAATCCAGTTCCTCTTGTTTATGGGCGATTAAAGGTTGGCTCTTTTGTTGTTCAAAGCTCCATTAAATCTTTCCCGCTCACACTCACTTTAACAGACGAATTCTTAAATTCAACAGCTAAAAAATCTGCCAATCAAGTCGCCATTATTGATAGTGCCGATTCGGTTTTGAGCAATCCACAATATTAAAATGAGTCATTTTTCTAAAAAATATATCAAAGGCATTGTTGGCGGCGGTGGTGGTGGTGGTGGTGGTGCTCCACCACCACCTCCCCCGCCCACTTTCAAGCCGCCAAAATTGGGCGATTTGCAAGCCATATCGTCATACGATTATGTTGAAAATATTGATCTTATTTCTGACGGAGAAATTGATGGGTTAGTTAGTCCAAACGGGGAATATATTGATAATATTCGCTTATTTGAAGGTATTTATTTAGAAGATGTTGTTGTGCGACAAGCTGTTGATAGCGAATCTTCAACTGTAATTCAAAGTTATGATTTGAATTTTATTGGTTCTGCTTTTCAAAATAAGTTTTATTCAAACAATCAGTTTATAGAAACTTCTGTTTCTAATTTAAATGATTTAGCAGGCTCCAACTCAAATAACAGTGTCTCTTTTAGTGTTTTGTCCACAAAAGACCAAATAGCCAGCTCAATCCTTCAATCCGTACAAAATATTGAGAGCGCTTATATTAGCATTCCTCCAGCAGAACAAAGTGGTTCTATATTTAAACAGTTAAGGCTGCTAAGGGCGCAATTTAATTTCACTTCCCAAAGAGAAGTTTTAGCTTATTTATTGCCAGATTTTCCAGAATATTTTTCAAGCGATTATCCATTTTTGGCTCTAAAAATTTCTTTAAATGCAAATATCACAAGCAGTAATTATGCTCACTCGATTGACGATTTGATTCTTTTATCAGAAGACATATATAATCAAATTTACTATGATTTGGAGCCAACAGAACTCCAAAATAAAAAAATCCTTTCTCCTAAAAAGAAACTAAACACTTGTTTTTTTCAAACAGTTAGTGGTAGCACCTTAGTCAAAGGCGATTTTTATGTTTTCTTTTATCAAAGAAACGGTTTTGTTCTTGAGAATGGTGTTTCTGCCATCATTAATCATATTCAATCTATAAAGGCAATCAATACCACGGCAAAATTCAACTACGCCAATGCAACATTTGAGTTTAGAGATGGTTTCGATCTTCAAAAGCCTCTCAGTTTATTTAATAAAACTTATTTAGACACATCATTTAATTCAAAACTAAGAGGTCCATACGATCAAAGTAAGCCAGTTTTAACTCTTTTAAATCCAGATTATACTACAGTAGATTCAAGATATGATGCAAATTCTGCTTCTGCAAGAAGTGGATTAATATCCGATTCTCCGTATGGAGTTTCTATTTCAGAAGTTATTAGTAGAAAAGAATTGCAGGAGTATAAAACACTGCACACTGGACTTTTCCCTAATAATCAAGCTTTAACGGATGCTGTGAATATAATTGCAGGCCGTGGAAATTTTTCTACGGGTAATATGACGTTTACTTTAAACAGTGTTCGCTTAGTTGGGTCTTTAATTTCTGGAATATTTCATTTTTCTTATTCTTATCGAGCTTATAGCTATAAAGTATTTTCACCTTGGGTTACTACAACAGTCGCGGGAACATTAACTATTAATTTTAATAAAACCACTAAATGTTTTTCAAAAACAGTTTATTTTTCTGGAGTTACACCCACTGAATTTAGTATTTTACTTACAGACACAACTTCTATCACAAATCCAACAGCAAATTTCGCACCTAGCAATAATTTATTTTTAAGTCCTCAGAGTATTCAGCCCAATTATGGATGGCCTTGGTTATTTACTATTCTTTGTAGAAGTTTGTTAGAGGCAGCTTATTCTAATCAAGGTAGCAGTGATGCTCGTTTAGCTAATGGAGCAGTTGAAAGCTATAGTGATTGGAATAAAAACTACATCAAATATATAGCAGAACCAGCTTCAAGAATCACTCATATTGTTTTAAATCCAAATGTTGATCAAGTTTTTGCCTCTTTGCAAGTGTCATCCTTGACGGATACTGCACAGCAAAATATGACTTTATTAAAAGCGGATGGTGTTAATCAAAGCGTTGATGCTGGAACAAATATACCGT